ACGAACCTGTGTCCACATAGGTTTCTGATTCATCGATGTCTGCTGCGAGTTTAGTAAAATCGTCTCCGATTTCTTTTACAATGTCTTTTAGGAAGTCCATAATTTAGAGATTAAATTTTTTTAGGTCAGAGATTCTATTTACTCCAGATCCAAGAGTAAAATTAATATTAAAAGCAATGGTTATCCGTTCGTCATCGGTCATTTTTTCTTTAACCTCATGAAGAAGATCTGCACGAATTAAAATCATTGTCTTTTCTATTCCATCATATTCTACACTATTTTTTCCCATATGAAAAATAGTAGGATCTTTTGATTTGTTTTGGCAATAAATGACTCCAGCAATATCACATATGGGATGTACATGTGGTTTATTTCTACTTCCCATTTTCGCAAAATTTATCCACATGTCATATCCATCCGAATGTGCAAGCATATAACGACTATGCATTACTGTTGATCTGTAAGCTCCATCTAAATTTTTTTCAGGAGAATTAAATCCCAGATGAGTACAATATTTTTCAGATACTCTCAAGATCCAAGGAAATAAAAACGATTTTTGAATCAAATGAGTAGATACATTACACTGATATTCATTACCATTATCACTGCGGTAATTATATCCAATATTGATGTGCTCTTTCAGATAAGAAAGAGGATGATCTTTAGTTCGTTTCCCCTCTTCAACAATTTCTCCAATTTCTTCCCATATAGGATCAGGAATATCAAATACCAGAATAGGCCATTCTTTTTTTAACAGTTTAGGTTTTGTCAATGCCATCTTAATGTTTTCAAGTATTCCAATACATCTTGCCTTACATCCATCAATTCATGATAACATTTCTGGTTGTGAGCACAAGCTCTGAGTGCATGATCTGGTTCAATAACTGATTCAATAAAAATATCAAGACCTCGATTCCATTTGTCTTGTTTAGACTCACCATCGGGGATTGCGTTCTGATCTTTCATGAGAAAAATAACTCCAGATTTACAGTTTTTTCGACCGACCATCCAATCGCATCGAGAATTGCTTTAAGTGGATCCAGAAAACCTTTCTCAAATTGAAGATCATGATCAATGTATTTGTTTATTCCCACTTCACTGGGAAACTCTTGTATAAAAGAGAAAACATTTTCATGAATCGGATTCGGAAGTTTAAGATAGCAGAATTTAATCTTCTCGCCATTCTTAATCAAAGAATATTTATTTGTGAGTTTCTTGTCCTTGACATAGTGATTATAGAGAAGAGATCCCCTAACATGAATAGGTGTTCCCTTCGCATAAATCGTTGAATGAGACTTATGCTTGACTACATCTGAAACTGTTCTGGGAAAAGCAATCTCCTCAGGACTCATCTTCTTAAACTCATCTCGTGATTTATCGATGAATCGGATCACATCCTCTTCAGTTCCAGTCATCACAAGTTTGAGTCCATCCTTAATCATCTTCCTACATGGTGCAGGAGTAGATGATTTTACGGCCTCAATGCCCATGATCTTAAGTTTGGGTTCTTCATATCGAACACCCTCACTATCCCATACATTCAAGATATAACGCTTCTTAGCAGTCCAAATACCGCGATCTGCGATATTCTCTCGCTTCATTTGCATTTTTTGGTCGTATGCCGAAACATACGATGCCAATTCCTGATAAGACTTATCGATAAAAGGTTCCAACTTTTCTTGGCAGATCTTGTCAAGTAAGGAAACAACTGCTGTTTTGTCGCTAGACTTAGCAGCAAGAAATTTATTAACAAGAGGTCCGAGATTAAGATAAATTGAATCGGTGTCAGATGCGATGACATAATCGACCTTATCCGTTTGCAACAGGTTATTTAGATAACCATTCATCTTATTCTCAATCCAACGGATAGAAACTTGACCAGAAAGCGTAATCGCCTCCGCATTGTCCAGTTTGTAGTACCTAAAATACTGATTACCGATGGCACCATAAGCAGAGTTGAGCTGGATCTTTCGAGCCATCTGAATATTGTTGCATCGCGCAATCTCTTTCTCAAGTGCCTTAGATGGAGTCTTTTCATATTCTTGTTTAGCAATGAGCATCTTCTTCTTGAAGATTTTGCGCTCATTATAGATACTTTCCATCAATTCTGGCAGGAACCCACGAACATCCTTACGGTACATGGCACCATTGGCACACACCGCATTGTCCTTATACATCTCAAATGTTATCTCTTCATTAAGTATTCGATTAACGCTGGCTGTCGGATGCTTTTCTTCCAGTAGGGTTTCTGGAGAGATATTATATTGCATGATAAGGTGAGGATAAAGACTGTTAAGGTCAAAGCTAACCACCCAATCATACTTTCCAGGAATCGGTTCCTTGACGTAGGCACCTGCGTACTTTTCATCTTTCTTTGCTCCTTTCTTCGGAGGGACCACAACGTTTTTACGTTTGAGGTAATTATAGATGATATTATCCCACATGCGTACCTGATAGAACACATCAGCGTAATTTACCTTAGCATCATATGCCATGGTAATTGCGAGTTCAATCAGTTTCATCTTGTCTTCCAAACGGTCAACAAGTTCTACGTCAACAATATTATAGTCTACAAACTTCTTCCAATTGCCATTGTAGAAATCCTTGAAAGTATCAAACTCAGAGTGATCGAGTTTCTTTTGGCCAAGTTCTACATTGGCAATGTGATCCAAACGATATGACTCTTGATTGGTGTAAGTAAACTTCTTATACAGTTCTAGGTAATCAAGTTGAGTAACACCTGCAATATCACAAGTCTTGTTTGTACGACCAGAAATTACAACTTCTCTTTCGCTCACATAATTCCATGGAGAAAGTTTTCGTGCTTCTTTGTCTCCAAGAACTCTCTTCAGACGACCATAAATGTATGGCATATCATAAAACTGAATGTTCCATCCAGTGATAATCTCAGGAGTATTGTTATCCCAATAACTAATGAAATTTGCTAGAAGCTCAACTTCTGTAGGACAATGAATGTACTTTACATTGTCCTGAGAAGGAGTATATGGTCTCCGACCCCAGGTAATAATCTTTTTAGTTGAATAGTTCTGAATCGTAATCGTCAACATCTCTTCAGAACAAGAATCGACATCGGGGAATCCTTCTTCAGCAGAAACCTCAATGTCAATAGTAACAAGTTTGATCTTCTTGATATCAAACTCAATATGCTCTTGTGGATAGTTATCCGAAATATATTGATTTACATATCTCTCATTTCCATAAATTTCAAATCCCCTAACATCCTCATACTTTTTATAAAACTCTTTACAGTCCCTTACAAATCCAGGTTGAATTGGCTCTACATATTCACCTTCCAAAGTCTTATACTTTGACTTTTTGTTTGATTTTACAAAGAGAGTTGGTTTGTATTCTTCACGAGTGATAAATGATTTCCCGTTTTCATATCCACGAACAAGGAATTCATTACCGACCATTTGGACATTAGTATAGAATCTCATTTAATCAGTTTTTGGTATTTCTCAAGAATGGTTGGTTTAGGATCAGTCAATGTAAGAATTTTATCAGAATGCATCATAAAAGTATTCTGACTTGTATAATCAATTAACCAAGGACAAAGATTTCCATCAGAATCGACAACAAATGGTTCAGTCAGTTTGCAATCTGGCCCACCAAGATCAGTAGAAACTTCTTCAATCTGTGCCACCAAAACCAATTGGTTCGTCAGTACCAGCATTTTCACTTCCATCTTCTTGTTCCTCGTACTCTAGAATGTCTTTTTTGAACATGTTTTTAAGTGCCTCTACAGGTTCCACAAGTGTCATGACAACATCAAATGGAATGGGAATAGTATCATCCTCAGAGAGAGGCATCCAAGGACTCAGGTTGATCTCAACGCCTCCCAATCGTTGTTGACTCTCGTAACCATATTCCTCTTCCTCAAGGGAAGTATCATCTTCCTGAAGTTCTCGAAGTTCCTCATCACTAAGTTCCTCTCCAAGTTCCTCATCAACACCAGGACCAAAACTAAGAGTGTCTAACT